CCATGCAGTTCCATTATAATACTCTTCAAACCCAGTAGTGGTATTGAAACGAATCATACCAACTGATGGAGATGCAGGTCTTTGAGCTGTAGTACCAGATGGAATGTCTATGGAACCAGTACCCGCAAAGGTAATAGTTCCATTTACATCTGGAGTTATAATATCAAAACTATGATCAAAATCCATTTAAGTTACCTATTAGTTGCTAACTTCTGTAGTTGTTACTGTAGCTACCCAACGAATCGTTTTTGCAGCTTCACCAGTACCAGTTATTTTTAATGAACCGTTTGTGGTATCAGCTGTTAATGTAACATCCCAACCAACGTTAGTTTCACCTAAGATTGATTTAGATGGTGTACCAATTAATGTAGTTGAGCCTGCAGTTGTATCTTTTCTGATAACACCTTCAAATTTATAGCCTGCACCACCACCAACAGCATCAGTTCTGCGAGCAGCAACAAATATGCTAAATGCCCATACAGAGTTGCTAGGTAATACTAATCTTTGTGCACCAGCTGCATCTAAGAATAACTCAGTTACAGCAGCAGTTGTTGTAATAGCACGTAATTGGTACATACCAGTTTGTGAGTCACCTGCAGTTGCGAATGAATCATTACTGAACGCTTTAGCGCCATATAATGTAGCACTTGTACCTTTACCTACTGCAAATGTACCGTTACCAGAAGAGGCTGAACCTGAACCAACTGCAACTGAGTTAGTGCCACTAGATACTGGTGTAGTTGGACTTGATGGCGCTTCTTTGTATAATACGATAGGTAAATCAGCATAAGCTAATGTTCTGAATGTCGGGGCGCCCGCTGAACCATTTGGAGCAGCGAATACTGTGTTAGCTGTTTGTGAAGCTAATGTTAGTGTTAATGTACCAGATGTAGTTACAGGTGAACCAGAAACAGTGAATATTGATGGTGCAGCTAATGCAACACTTGATACTGTACCAGTTGTTGTAGCAGCAATAGTAATTGAACCAGCACCGTTAGTAACTGTAATACCAGTACCTGCAGTAATTGTAGCAGCAACTGGAGCAGCACCTGTACTACCGATTAATAATTGACCGTTTGTAGGAGCAGTAGTTGTGGTTAATAAGCCAGCTGTACCTGAATATAAGAATGAGTTAGCTGTTAAACCTGTTACTGTTAATGCAGTATTGATTGTAACACTGTTTGGTAAGCTTAATGTAACTGCACCAGTTGAACCGGATACTGAAACTTGGTTAGTTGTACCAGTTAATGATGTTACACCAGTGTTAGCAACAGTAATTGAATTTGCAGCTTGAGTTACACTTACTCCAGTACCAGCTGATACCGTCTTGTATTCTAAACCAGTTGCACCAGCGTTAACACCTAATATTTGGTTTGCTGTACCGATAGCAGCTAAACCTGTACCACCTAAGTTAGTAGCAACTGGGTTAGTTAATGAGAATTGCGTACCTGTTAGTGTTAGACCAGTTCCAGCTGAATATGTTCCAGCACCAGAGAATTGAACATATGTTACATTGTTAGTACCAATAACTATTGAGTCTCCAGTACCAGTTCCTACAGTAGTTTCAACCCAACCAGTAGAGGCTTGAGTACCTTCTGTGATGAATACGAAATCACCTGGAGCTAATTCACCAGCGACACTATTATCGGCATCAGTAGCACGAGTTAATACCCAGTTAGTAGATGCTGAACCGACAGTAGTAACTGTATAGATACCGTTTTGTGTTTGTGTTGTTTGGTTTTTAACTAAGATACGAGTACCAACAATAGCACCAGTGTAACCATCAATTGCAAAGGCTGCTTGTGTACCTGCATTTGTTAATGTAGCACCAACACCTGCAGTACCATTTGAATATGTAGCGTTTAAATTAACAGTTGAAGCTGCTTCTACAGATTCATGAATATTTAACGATGAGATTGCAGCATCGACATACGCCTTATTAACAACATCACTTGAGTTAGTTGGTGCAGGTAGACCAGTAATTGTTGCACCACCAGAGAATGTTAAGGTACCAGTTACAGTGTCACCTGCTTTATTAACTGGAGTATATCCTAGTGCAGTTGTAATATCTGCAGTTACCGGGGCTGTAGTAGCAGTAACTCGACCAAAAGTATCAGTTGTTATTTTTACAAAGGAAGCAGTAACTGGAGTTCCAGCAGTTGCTAAGTTAATAGTTGGAGCACCAGCAACACCGTCACCGTTTGTTACAACAATATTAGAAGCAGTACCAGTAACTGAACGTGAAGTATATAAGCCAGCTCCAGTTCTAACTACAACACCTGTTGTACTTAAACCAGATAACCCTTGTAATTCTGTACCTAATGTGAGAGTAATTGTACCAGAAGTAGTAACTGGTGAACCACCGATAGTTAAACCAGTTGAACCAGTTGCTGCAACTGAAGTAACAGTACCTTGTTTGTCCATTGCAACCCAAGAAGTACCATTGAAACCTTCAAATTGTGGAACTGTTGAATTCCAACGGAACATTCCAGCTACACCAGTAGGTTGTTGTGCTGTAGTACCAGCAGGTAACGAAATTGCACCAGTACCAGTAACTGCTAAAACACCAGTAGTTCCACCTAATGGTGGTGCAATAGTTGTATCTATTGTTAATATGGTATCTATTGTACCGATATCGTGGTTAAAGTTCATTTATAACTCCTTGTATTATATTATTTAATTAGTAATTTCTACAGTATCTACCAATGCAACCCATCGAATAGTTTTACCTGTTTGTCCTGTTACGTTAATCTTTAGAGACCCGTTTGTTGAGTCTGCTACTATATTTATATCCCAGCTAGGATTACTTTCAGCTACAATACTTTTAATTACTGAACCTTGTATCGCAATTGTATTTGCACCAGAGTTACGGTATATTACACCTTCTACTCGATACCCTGCGTGACCATCACCAGCATCAGTACGATGACCAGTTACAGTTGCAGTAAAATGCCAAGTTGAGTTATCTGGAAGAGTAAGTCTAGTGCTACCACCAGTACCATCTACAAACATTTCAGTTGCAGCTGCATTAACTGTATGGGTACGTAATAGATATCTACCTACTTGAGCATCACCAGTGGATCCAAATCGACCATTAGCTTGTACAACACTACCTCTAATTCTAGCTAATGATTGAGCACCCAGTGCAATTGAATCAGGAGCAGAGGTATCTGTTTGAGCACCATTACCAATTGCAACAGAGTTTATACCAATCGCAACAGGAGAAGTTTGAGCAGATGGATTTTCTGAATATAATTTAAGTATTGGAGCAACAGGAGCAGCAAGCCATTTTCCAGTTGCATTATCATATTGTAACCCATAACCATCAATACCAGCACTATCAGATACATTAACATCTGATAAATTTTGTAAAGATATAGTATTAACATTATATTTTAGAGCTGGGTTGTTCCAATATAATCCATATAATTTTCCATTATCTACTACTGTGTGAGATAAATCTATAATATTACTTAAATCACCAAAATCAAACGTTCGAGTAGAACCTGAACCAGATAATGCATACTGAGGATGATCATCTGCTAACAAACCGGTTAAGTTTCCATGATCAGAAACACCAGTTGAGTTAATATGAACAGTATTATAGTTTCTCCAGTCAACATAATTTGCACCAGAGTCAGTTAACAACCATTGTATTTTTTGAGTAGTTGAAATACTATTACTAGTTTGAAATATTAATGTTGCAATCGGGGTAAATTCAGCAAATGGTAATGCTGTAAGTTGTTTTAATTCGGTAAATGCGTCATCAACACCTGCAGGTCGTATTTGATATTGGTTAATACCTTGAACTGCCAAGATTGGATGTCTAATATCATTAGTCGCGAATATATGGATTAATCCATAATAATCGTTAGTAATTTCTGTTAATTGCCATACAGATCCGGTCCATTGGTTAAATGGAACTCTAACACTTGAATAGCCAGCAGTACCATTGTAAATGAATGCGAAACTGTCAGCTGATTTTAAATACCATTCACCTGTTGACCCGAGTCTATACAGTACTGGTATTTGGGCAATTGGATTTAATTCTTGTTGAAGGTCAAATGTATCAACCTCTAACCCAATATCAACAATAGAGTGTACTAAATCTTCATCTCTAATTGAACCATTAGTTACTGAAAATTGTATATCAGCTAAATCTTGACCTAAGGGGTTTAGTGTACCACCTAATGCTAAACCAGATTGGTACCGAGTACCTAGTGAATTATGTAGATATGCATGTGTAGCACTATCCATAACAGTGCTGTGACGTTCATCAGCAAAATATATAGCTTCGGAAACAGTAGCGTTCCAATATAGTACAGAAACAATTGCATTATCAGTAAATAAAAAATCTGAAAAGTATGTATGATAGTTTAAGTTTTCATCACCGTCATAATATATAAAGTAAAATCCAGTAATATTAGGTATTACTAATGATTTTGATGTTAAAATTGTATGTTTAGAGCCTTTAATATAATATGCATATGATGTTGCTGGTGATAGTATGTCAATAGTAAATGTTCGAGTTCCTGTATCAAACGATAATGTTGAATCTGAACGAGTTACAAAACCAGTTGGCGATTTTAATACTGCAAATAATGCTGCAGCATCAACATCGCCTAACTTGTTCCATGCAGTATCAGCAGTTCCATATTTATGATATATAAAGCTGTTAACTGAGTTTAAATATATGGAACCTACAGGGGCTTCATAACCAACCCCTGTAGATGGATCAGATTGACCTTCAGTTATTAAAACGTTGTCATTTAGCGATAACGTATCAATACGAAATGCTTCATCAATATGTGCCATATGTATTATATACCTTTATATTATCTTACAATTACGCTAAGTAGCTATATCCTAAACGTTTAATAGTGAATGTTAAGTTACCTGCACCAGCTTGTGGAGTTAATGAAGGAACAATGTTACCACCAGATATTGCTACGCTGAAACCAACTGAACCGCCGATGTTACCACCAGTCTTAATAACAGCAAATTGAGTCCAATCAACTGTAGTACCGTTTGTAATAGCATGTACTTTAAACGCTTGACGTTTACCAGCAGAATCCTTAACTTGAACTAACCACTCAATTTCAGTTGCAGTTGAAGTAGCTAATTGAGCACCAACTGGTTCTAATGGAGTTGTTGTAGATACAGTTGCTGAACCAGTGTTAATATAAGTTTGAGCAGCTAATGTACCTAACTCAACGTTAAATGAGTCAAATGTTTGTTGTACACTGTTACCAGCGATAGAAGCAGTTGATAGGAAACCACCAGCAGAGTATACACTAGAATTGTTGATGTCGCCTAAGATCAAATCAATAGCATCAATTGATGCAGTTACAGTTTGACCAGAAGTTACAATAAAGCTAGAAGTATAATTACGGCTACCAGTTGCGTTGTTTAATTCATTTAATGCAGAAGTAAGTGTTAATGTACCACCGTTCCATATCATGTTAGCAGTTAATGGATAGTTAGCTGCTGTGTTAGTAATTACACCAGAACCGTATGTAGCATCAATTGCATTCAACGCTGATGTAATGTCAGTTGTTGAAGATGTAGATACACCATTGTCTGGATCTTGAATAGTACCTGGTACGAAATCAGCAATAACGTTGTTAGTAGTGAATTGTAACAAACCAATTGCATCATCTAATTGTGAAGTAGCTAAACGTAAATCTAAACCGTCAGTTACAACATCGTTTGATACATAGTTAGGGAAGTTTGCACCAGCTGTATCTTTACCAACAAAGTTACGAATGTTTAAAATTTCAGTGTTTGATGAACCACCGAATTGGAACCAATTGGTACCATCGAACATCCATTGTTGTTCAGCATTTGTACCCATTTGAACGAATACTGCATCACCATCTGTTTCTGCATTAGTATCTTCAGTCCATGAAGATGTACTTGCATTCCATATGAATACGTTACGATCACCAGCAGCAGTAACATTAGAGAATAATACTCTGTCACCGTTTGCTAATACATGACCATTAATTGTACCAGTTACATCAAACGCAGCAGCGTTAGCATATAATGTAGTATCTTGAACAACAACTGGCTCTCTCCATGAGATACCTTGTACAGCGGCATCAACATAAGATGTATTCGCTGCGCGAGTCCATTTGTCTAAACCTGTACCTGATGTATGTTTCCACCAAAACTGTAATTTATCAGTTTCTGGAGTTGTGTCCATCCATGTTGAACCTACTGGTGCTGCATCAGCTTCTGCACCTGCAGGTGTACCAGCGCCTTGTAGAATATACGCGTTACTGGTTAAGTCTTCGTTTGAAACGTCTAAACCCGTGTAGAGTCTAAATAAATCGAGTGCCATTTTGTATCTCCTTATATCATGTTGTTAATGCAGATATTTATATATTCTATCTGTAATTTTGTAATTATGGTGTTACGGTGATTCTTACTATATTTACCTTTAACGGTACCAATTCATTATTGGTAATATTAAATTCCATCATGCCAGCTGACATCGTTATTGATGTTATATGTTTTAATCTATCCCCTATAATACCATATACGTTCCAAGTTGGGTTACTTCCCATTCGGTTCATACCTAAAGCTTCTGCAGTTAATACCTTTGAATGAGTTAAATCGATAAGGGTGTATATCCATTTAACTGTCATATCAGTAGTGGTATCTACTATAACAGTATCTCCAGGTGGTATAATAATGTCTTGTGTGACTACACCAGGTACCCCTGTAAAGGTTCCAGTTGCAGAGACTGGTCGAGTTAAAACAAATGCCATTATATAGTTCTCAGTTAGTTTGATGATTTGATAAGTTAGCTATCATTATTATTTATTTATAAATAAATATTATACAAATTATTTATTAAGGAAATTTCCGGATGAGTGCACTAATTACATCTTTTTTTACCCGTAATGGACTACCAGAGACAGGATTAACCCCTACTATCAGAGTATGGGAAGTTAATTCAACTGGCCAGACTCTATTAATAGGTGCTCCAAATGGGTCTATATCTAACACTGATGGAGTTATGACAGAATTAGTCGATGCTCCAAGTCAAGATGGTTTTTATAAATTTGACTTTACCACATTATTAGGATTTAGTGATCAAAAATCATTTACTTGTAGAGTATATGGTGGTTCAACGTTACCAAACGGTGAACGCTATCAAATAGTTACAATTGATCCTACCGCATCTGCTGACTTAAATTCCATTACTCAGCATGTTTGGGATGTTAATCTTGCTTCACATTTATCAGCAGGGTCGACGGGTGAAAAATTAGCACAAATTGGTGCTGATACTAGTTCATTAGCAATGAGTATGCCTGGTATTGTTACATTATTAAATTTATTATTGAAGTATGATACGAATAGAACCAAGATTGATCCAGTAGCAAAGACATTAACAGTGTTTGATAATGACTGTACTACAATATTACGTACGTTTGATTTATTTGACAGTAATGGTATACCGAGTGTATCAGAAGTTTGTGAACGGGTTCCAGTGTTTGCGACTGATGGTAAACCAACTTGTTAAGGGATTGAGATGGCTGGAGGTCTAGGTACATTAGCAACTACAAATATTATTACTAAAGGTATTAGTGGTGGACCTGCGTGTAGAGGTTTAATAACTACTCACTTCTCTTTATGGGGGTTTCAAGTTATAGTACCACCAACCCCAACTGGTGCAGGTAGTAATGGTGGTTCTAGACCATATATGCCTGGTGAGATACAAAACTTCTATAAACAGGTACCTAATACTAACCAACAATATTATGTTCCTAGAAATCAGGAAGCTAAGTATACAGTTAAAATGGTTCCTATTACTATTAAAATGAAATTTAATGGTACTGAGATTGAAAAGTTATATTCTGTTCCAGAAAAACGAGCAAATATTATTGTTAACATTATAAACTTAACTAATACAACTCTTAATAAGATAAAGGTTGGTATAAATAACTTAAAGAGTCTCCGAACTGGATTGACTGTAAAAATTCAAAATTTAAAGAAAAAATAGGGATCTAATAATGGATAACGTTGTAATAATTAATAGCACAAAAGAAACCGACTTAACGTTTAATTTAACCGCGGAAGGACCTCAATCTGACCCAAAGGTTAAATTTATAATTAAAACTGGTAAGATGGAGTTAGGTTTTGATTGTCAAAAAGGTGCTGATGGTAATTGGGATGTAAAAATTCCTAGATTAGATGACATACTTAAGAACACTGCTTATAATTTTACTATTATGGTATTTGTTGATGGATATTACTTAGAACCATTAAAAGGTACTGTTAACCTTCAAGGTACACCTGAAGTCTACGTTACTAAACCTAAAAATGCAAAATTAGATAACGAACCAGAAGAAAAAACAAAAACAGTTGATACTCTTAAACCTGATGAAAGTAATGTTGATGTTTCTAAAGTTAAAGTTAAAACTGAATCTTTTATTACTCCAGTTCCTAAGAAAGCCAGAGAACGTTCAATTAAAGAAATTGCTGATAGTATCTTAAGTCAAACAAATTTAAATGCATTAACTGAAACAGTATTACCTTCTGATGCTGAAGTTAAATTAAAAAATATATTAAAAGGTCTTAAATAATTATTTAACTAACTTGGCGTGTTGTAATGCAGTTATTGTTTTGATGATGTGCTTACAAACACCAGGTGTCTGTTGAGGGTTCACTGGTGGATAGTGAACGGTCTTTCTACGATATGGTTTTGGTTTTGCACCAAATATCGAACCATCATTAAAATCCCATAACGCAAATCTGTGATAAAAATCTAAACAATTACAACGCACTCGAATATTATTTGTAGCTAATTCAATTGGTTTGATGTTATATTCTTTTTGATCATTAGCCATGAAGGTAATGTTGTCTGGAGTATTCTCATTTTCATATTCAACCTGACTAAAAAATACTTGAGTATCATATTTCTTACCACTGGTTGGGTTTCTTGCTAAACCTTTAATGTAAAGAGCTTTTGTACCAATATATGGTATGATTTTTAATTGAACAATCTGAATAGGGTCAGTTGCATATTGACGTTTTTTAGTTTTAGGAACAAATGCTAATGTTTTACGTTCTAACTCTTGATAAGTAGTTTCATCAATTTGATCTGTAATATCATTATTATGCTCGTCTAGAATTTGTAACATTCTAGCACCACGCATGAATAGCATTTTATCTTTATCGAATTCCATAAAAGTTTTCCTACTTATAATTGTTTATGATATTTATAAGTAGGAGTACTATTAGTCTATTAGATTTCCACAATGTACATTAATTTCATCAAACTCACCATATTGTGGTAAGCTTAATGCATTATATTGAGTAGTAACAACAACATCTGGAGTTGATCTACCTTCACGGGTATGTTGACGATCTAATACTTCTTGTAATGCAATTGGAAACAAATGACCTACTATTTTATAACCACGTCTACGAGCTTCAGTTATAAAACCTGCACGACGCTTTGGCGATAGGTTTGTATTGTCAACAAATATATCAACATTGGTTTTAATAACTCTAACAAATTCTGCAAATGCTTTTTGTTTGAATTCAGTATCATCAACAAATGCCATTTTCCAGGCAGTATCGTAATCTGGGTTGTACCACTCAACGATTAATTTATCCCATGAATAATGATGAGCACCTAACAAATCAAAATCACTATGACGAACAGTTGATTTACCACAACCAGATGGACCAATTGGCATATGTAGTGTCGGTCCATTATGTGAGTCAGCTTCTATCCGATTTAACATAAATTTACTATCTACTGAACGTCTGATAAATGCATCACCCCAAGTATTAGCTTTTGTGTTTTGTGCTACCATATCTTCAGCAATACGACCAGTTGTATCAGCTATTAATACATCAACAAAAGTGTAAGCGATATCAAGCTCAGATGCTGTACATGCTAAACGATCTAATTTAACAGTATCTGTAGTTGCCCATGGTACGTGATGTTCAATCATCCAACCAATTTTGTAAATGTCAACAGGTTTTAATGCAAACAATTCAACTAAATGATGCCAGTTACGAGCAGCATAATCTTCCCATAACCGAGCACTAACTTGTTCATGTCCATGAAATGCTCTGTATTCACCACGGTCTTCTTTATACTTGGTAATCATTGCAGGTGGCTTACCAACATCATGGAAAGCACAAGCAATTGCACCTAGATGTTCAGATCTCAGCCAAGCTTGACCTGCTAGAGTTAAATATTGACCTACAACCATATTGGTATGAATACCAATATTTTCTTCTCGATGCCATGGTGAGCCTTCTTTAATTGATAGCATATCTTTAAAGAGGGGATCAAAAGAAAATTCGTTGAAGTACCAAGTGATAAAGTTAAATTTTAAGTCCATATCATTCTACCGTTGCGTTAATATGTGAGTATTATACTATATAAATGTTAATAGTTCAACTAAAATACCATAGGCATACCCATATCATTTTCATCATAATCTTCATAACCATATGGATTGTTTGGATCATACTCACCTTCATCTAACGTATAAAGGCTATCAAATGCTGCTTGTTCATATGTTGCAAGTTCTTCTAACATACGAATAACTATTAATACAGAGGCAATACAGTCATCAGTACTACCCGTTTGAGCTGCGTAAGATCCAGCCATTCTAGCATATGTTCCAAGTTCTAATAATAATAAACCTGATTTAATTTTTAGTTTACCATTCTCTAACATATTCTTTAAGTTTAAACACGCTTTCATCTTAGATCTAGATGTAGTAGTCATACCTCTACGAGATTTACCTTCTTCAGATATAAAGTCAGCATTTTCTGGCGGATTCTCATCAGCTTCATATAGTGCGATAATACCTTCACCAACACCATTATTTTCAATAGAGAAATAAACATTACCATGTTTACTCTGTATAAAGTTTATAGTGTTCTTTAGTGTTTTATACATTGCCGGGGAGTTCATAGTATTGTTTCGATACTCACCAACCTGAACCATAGACGGGAATTCAAATATAGATATTACAGAGAAGTCTTTACCTGATCCTGTTGACGGGTCAACACCTAGTAAGTATGTTACATGTGGTTTAATATCTTCCCAGAATACAACATCATTAACTATAAACTTAGGTTTACACTTCTTAATCTCAGCTTTTAAATTAATTAAGAATAATGAGTCAATTAACAATGCATCAGATGATAAGAACTCAGTTTCATATTCCTGTAACCATTTACGAATTCCCAACTTACCAATTTCTTTCTGTTTGAATTCTTCATCACGACCTGGTGGTTCATCCCACTTAACATGAATAGGATGGAATTCATTTGCACCAACTTGAGAACCTCTCCATAGTTGGGCAAACTTATTAGTATCACCGTTTGGTGTGCTTGTCATGATACAAGAACCACCAGTGGTTAATGTTGGTTCGATTGATGTCCAGAACTCTTCTTGAATACTAGGTTTAACGAATGCAAACTCGTCTAAGAATAGTAATGATATAGACATACCTCGTCCAGAATCGTCTGAGGTAGCTGTTGACATAATACGACAACCATTATCAAAACCAATATTGTGTTTGTTCCATCCATCCGCTTCTACTCCAGGTTTTAACCAGTATGGTAGATTCTCATAAGCGATTTTAATACGATGTATCATTTCCATTGCACCTTTGTTTTTATTAGATGCAATTAAGATGGTTTGATCAAAACTAAACATAGCATACCATAATAGGTATGCTGCTGAACATATAGACTTACCTGTTTGTCGAGCTGACAATACAATGGTAAACCTATTATCTTTGAACGCCCGGATCATATCTTCTTGATATGGATACATATCAAATGGGATAATACCAGCTTTAGGTCTTTGAATCTTTACATATTTCTTAATAAAATATACTGGATCGTTTTGACACAATTGTAGCTCAGTTAGATTATCTGCAGTATATTCCAATGTTTCATTAGCTGATTTTACTGCTTGATTTTTTCTAACGGCCATTATTATCCCTATAATTTTATTAATATTTATAATTTAAAATATTGAGTTGATATTCAAACTATAATAATGTATAATATACAGATGAATATTTCAGATATCTTCAAGCAACATAATGTAATTTTACCAAATGGTAAAATTAATAACAACGTGTTTAAAATAGTTAATAATAGGGGTGACCTGTTAGAATATGTATTATCTAATACACCGCATGTTATTGGAAATTTACAGGATACTATTAGAGAACGAATTTTCTGTATTCTACACGAAATTACTAAACCAGTATTATGTAAAGAATGTGGAACTACTTTAAAATTTAAAAATGAATATCGAACATTTTGTTCATATAAGTGCGCGAGTAAGAATATAGAAGTTAAGGAGATGAGATTACAAACAAATAATGTTAGATATGGTGGTAATGCACCTATGTGTAGTGATGATATTAAACATAAGGCTGTAACTACTAGTTTATCAAAATACCATACTGAGTATCATCAACAATCTGTTGAAGGTAGACAAGTACGATATGATACTAATAAAATACGATATGGTGGTATCTCTCCATTTTCGTGTAAGACTATTCAGCAAAAAATATCAGATACGTGTTATACTAGAACTGGTTGGCACCATTTTAGCAATAGTCATATTCCTATAGAAATTCATAAATTATTAAACAATCCAGAATGGTTAAATATAGAACATAATATTAAAGCTAAAACTATACAAAAAATAGCTAATGAGTTAAATGTTTCTACACACTGCATACTGACATACTTTAAAAAGTATAATGTTAATATCACTAGATTTAATATCTCATCTGAACATAATGAAATATTACAATTTATACAATCTATAACCAACTCTAATATACTTGTTAATAATAGAGATGTAATTAACCCAAGTGAGTTAGATATCTACATACCTGAACTTAAATTAGCATTCGAAATTAATGGTGTATATTGGCATAGTGAATTAAATGGTAGGGATAAATCTTATCATATTAATAAGACTAATATGTGTGCAGAAGTAGGTGTTAGATTACTACACATCTGGGATTGGGAATGGATACATAAGAAGAATATTGTTGAATCCAGAATACAAAATATATTAGGACATAGTACTAAAATATATGCTAGAAATTGTAAGATATCAGAAATACCATATTCAGTTGCAGCTGAGTTTCTACAGGGTACTCATATACAGGGTACTGTAAGATCAACTATTAATATTGGATTATTTCACGGTATGGATTTAATATCTGTTATGACCTTTAGCAAACCTAGATATACAAAAAATATTGAGTGGGAATTAATTAGGTTTAGTAATAAATTAAATCATACTAATATTGGTGGTGCGAGTAAATTATTTAAATATTTTGTTAAAGTTTACAAACCAAAATCAATTATAAGTTATTCAGATAGACGATGGAATACTGGTGGTTTATATAATATGTTAGGTTTTGTTAACTCTGGTATAAGTGCTCCGAATTATAAATATTTTCACAATAACAAAGTATTAGAATTATATTCTAGGCAACAATTTCAAAAACATAAATTAAAAAATATGCTTGAAATATTCGACTCAAATTTAACTGAATGGCAAAATATGGTTAATAATGGATATAATAGAATTTGGGATTGTGGTAATTTAGTATTTAACTGGACTTCTACCCTTTAGATTTACCTTGTGCATCCATCATCATTTTTAATAATTCATTACGATCAGCAACAATAACTTGAGTATTATTAGTGACTGTATTATTTTCACCACCAACTACAGTATTAGTCTTAACATTAACATTCATCTTATCTCTATGAATTTTTAAGTTAGCTTTCTCTTTAGCAGCAGCAAGAGCAGTGTTTAGAAACGTTACAGCAATTTCACCATTACGTGCCCGAAACTTTGGATCAATAACTCCAATATCATCCATTTGAGCGTCATAAGCAGTTAACGCAGCATCATAGACTTCTTGATATTGTTTTTCGATCTCAACATCTTTATCATCATATGTTTCATGTTTAATAATTGGTGTTTGTACCACCATATCAGTAGATACAGTAGAACCAGAAGGTAACCCAAATAAGTCTTCTAATGGATGTATTATTAATCTATCGTGTGGTATTTTGTCTGACATGATATTCCCTTAATTATGTAAATATATGATATATTTATCTTATCTAAATATCTGTTTTTCAGTTACCTTACGAAAGATTAAGTTATGCTTCTTGCAGAATGCTTCTGCAGCTTCCCATTTAGCCATATTAACAGCGTAAGTTAGCTGTTCATATAACCTACTTTGAGTGGATTGTGATTTACGTTGTCTCGGACGTTTAGTTTGAGCTAATGGCTTTACTTCTAATACTTCTCTAACTAACTGACCAGTTGCTGATTTATACTCAATATAATAATCAGGATAGTATTTGTGAATCTTTTGATCAGTTGGTTTAATATAAGGTATACAAAAACCTTCTGAACTCCAACGTAAGATATGAGGATTGTTATCTAAGAACTCGTGTGTTTGCAGTTCCCAAGAAGACATATAACGAACCTTATTAGGATCACCAATATACTTCTCAGGATTACGTAGGGTATATTTACCTTGTTTAAACGCGGCCATAATTTATTTTGATGTATTTCCAGATGACCATTCTGAACCATTAAAGAATGGGTTAGTAAATGCTTTACTTAATGTATTAACAAATGAGCGGTTAGCGTTAATATCAGTTACACTATTAGTAAATGTATTAGCATCGCGTACAACAGTTTCAACCTTACTAGCAAATTGTGGAGCTACTACATGAGCAACATTACCCCAGTTAATATCACCTGGTTGTCCAAATATACTTTGGGCAGCAGTTGGTATTAACCCATTATCATTATTACCATTTCCTAATGAGCTAACTAACTGTTGACCTGTAACACTATTATCATCTTTAGTTTCATCACCAGATGCTGCAAAGTTAGTAGTTTGTAATGGATATAATCCACCTCTGGTTAATTCTGTTAAGTTGTATTCTTTATTAACCTGTGGGTTAACCTGATACCCTGGTATTACAAATAATCCATCATATGCAAATTGGATGTTAACACCAGAAACATCATTAGACGACATGTCTAACTCGTCTAACTGCAGTTGTGTTATTCTAGGATTATAGAACTTGTATATGTTCATTAACCTACCTTGACGGTATAGATGGTATAATGTGATTTGCTTGATAATAGTTTTAGTATTTGGACCATTTAAG